GCAATACTGATGCCGCTATTATCTAAATCAGCATTACGCAATAAAATTGCAGTTGGTGTATTTGCTACTGCGGTTTGTGATGTTAAATCCCAAAATGAAGCCCAATAGCCTGGGCAACCAAAATATGTGAGCTTATTCCAATTTGTCAGGCCATCACCTACCTTTACATTTCTTGCATGGTCTTCAACCGCTGGCTCTCCCGCCATCAGTATTGGATTCAATGATGACCATTGATTGCGTGTATTAGTCTTAAAATGACTGCTCATGTTTTTTGCAACGCAATTTGCACAAACTTACCATCAGTCATAAACATTGTTTCTCTTACTGTATAGCCAATAGCATCCACAGTAATAGAATCGCCGCGTATTAAAGTGCCGAAATCTGATGTTTTAGCTGTCAACGTGTAGTCAGTAGTGAGCACCATGCCATCACTAAGCACTTGGCTTGGCATGTCAAGAATACCCAAAGCAGTAACGGCGCCAGCAGTGCAACTGACGCCGAAGTCTGCCAGGAAGATGCCTAGATCTTCCGTTAATGCCATTAGCCGTACTTAGCAGAAGCTAAGCCGATAACAGCAACTGCACCAGCACCAGTACCACCTGCAACAGTGGCGGTTGCCTTAACAAATCGCTTTAGGCTAGTTACATTAACAGTAATCTTTTGCAGCGAAGCAGTGTTAGCGGTAGTGGTGGTAAATGCACCGCCGGTTACATCAGTGTAGGTGCCGCCAGATGTATCTGATTCGGTTAGCTTTACCGCGTAGGTAATGCTAGCGCCGCCAGCTTCAGCATCAAGCAGCACTGCCATGTCGCCTTCATAGCCCAGCAAATCAATTGCTGAACCAGTGGCGGTAGCAGCTACTACATCGTTGCGCAGGAGGCCCAAGATCGTAGTCTTGGTGCCAAGGTTGTGAATAGTCATAGTTTAGGCTTCCGTTTGGGAGTGGATGGGATAGAGCAAATGGGCGGAATAGGGTCAGATAAAATGGCTTTACCAATGCCAATCAGGAGTTTGGCGTCGGTCAGGGATGCTTCAACAACATCCCCAACACGAACAACCTGGCCTGCCAACATTGTTTGCCGTAAGACCTTAATAAACATAATCAGAGTGTGTTGTTGCCACGGCTGAATGATTCAGGGTGACGCACCGCAATGTCACAATCTTGCATCGCTACAACACGCACAGTACCAGAAGTGCTATGTGTGTAAGGGTCAACCATCAAATCCAAACCAGAGAAGTAGCCAATGATTAAGTCGGCAAAGTTGCCAAACCACAAATCATTAGATGCGACTTGGTTAGACAAGATGCCGCGATAGCCGTTAACTAAATCGCCTTCCATCACAAACAAACCTGAACCAGTGTCCTTGGCCTTAGTCTTCAGAGCGCCGCGCATAGCAGCATTCATCAAATACACAGGGCTGCCGGTCAATGCATTAGCGCCTGCTACATCGCTTTCTAGTGCTACCACTTCAGCAAATGTAGGGGTGTCAGCAGCAAAATCCTCAGTGCCAACGCCAGTTGTTAGCTTGAGGCCTAATGGCTCGCTGCTATTGCCGGTGCCATAAAGGCCAGCAACATCAATCTTGAGTGCCAATACACGGGCAAGATCATTGCGTACCATGTTCTCAACGTCGATGCTGGATTGCAGCATCAGGCGGCGGCTGTAATCAGTAAAGGCGGCAACGGTGCGTGGTGTCAGGCTTACTTGATCAACCGTTTGCTGGCTTTCAGTAGGTGCGCCAGACTCAGCTACCCAATAAGCAGTAGCAGCGCCAGATTGGCGAGGAATTGCAACGTTACCAACCAAACCGGTTAGCACAGTAGCGCCTGCTTGGTCTAGTGCGGATGCGTTACGCAGCAAGTCAATAAAGCTGCCAGCATCCAAATCAGTAGCAACTAAGTTACCACCAGCAGATGCAGTGCCTACAGACAAATCACGGCGCAGTACATCTTGGGGAATTGTGATACCACGTGATTGACGGCCCAATTTGGCAGCCGCAGCATCAGATGCTTCAATCTCAAATGCAGCCGATTCACGCGCAGCGCGGTCGGTTGGATTTGCTAAATAGTTGATGGCACGCAAAAACGAAAAGCTGCGGCTTTCCTTTTCGCTCATGCCGATGTCGGCAACGCTCATAGTCACAGGCTCCTGATAGGTGTTTATTTTGTCTAGAACAGCAGCACGTGCCTCGTCGATTGAACGACCAGATTCGATTAGCTGTTGGCCGAGGTCGGCCATCCCATGCTTAGTGCATAGAGAATTGATACTGGAGATGCGTGAGCGTTCGGCCTCAACGGCTTCGGCCCGCACCACGGCCAGATCTGGAGTGGCGGATTCCATGTTAGGAAGGGGTTCTGGGGTTGGTGCTGCCGGAGCAGCGGGGTTAGTCAATAGCAAGGATCTTCCGATCCCTACTGTTTTGTCAGCCGGTATAGAAACCATTGAGATTTCATACGGGCTCCATGCAGTGGCAACAAAGTTGCCGCTGCCTCGCTCTTCCATCTTATCGATGGAATAGCCAAAGGAAACATTCCGTAGAATGCCGTCCTTTACATCGGCCAAAACTTCTTGCGCAAATTCATTCTTACTAAACCTGACACGGGCATATCCACGTTTTAGCTTCTCATCAATCCTTGCCGTTTCTACAACACCAATCACGCGGTCAACATCATGGTTAAACAGCAGCGGCGCGCCATCATTCAAACGGCTTAGGTCTGCTGCTTTTGTTTCGTGGCTTAACACTTCATTGCCAAAATATCTAGCGACTGGATTCTCAGAACTAAACGGGAATTCATAGGTGCGGTCGTCCATCTCAGCAAATGCCGTCATCTCTGCGCGTTGGAACTTGCGGCCTTCCATCGCGCGTAATGCTGCAATCTTCGTAAGCGTAGAAAACTTGTGGCCAACCAATGTCTCTGTCGCTTCCCAGCCATCTTCACCTTCGGAATAAATCCTAATTAATGCCGCTGGGTCTTCAGGTGTTCCTTCAATAGTAAATTCACTCCCAGGCACATTGATGCTGCCTTCGCGTTCTATGCTTTCAATCTTGCCTTTTGCGGTGCCGCCGCTTGAATCCCACTGCACGAAATCACCATCTTGCAATCCGTCTGGTTCGGCGCGGTTAGTTTGCATGAGCGTTCTATCTTGTATCTCTTTAATTCTACTGCCCTTTGCGTTAGACCAACTCTGCCCCGCATCCCCGCCCCATGCAGCCCATGCAACACGCCCGGGCGATGGGTAGCCATCTTCGTCTGGGTTGAATCCTTCGCCTTGCTTATCTACTTCATGCCTGGCAAACCATGCCGACATCGCTATGACTGTGGCAGGGCTAAGCTCCTCACCGCTTAAAATTTGGCTGGCACGGCTGGCAGCAACCTCAGTACCGCCTGCATTGCCTTCAGCTTTCCACGCCCGGTAGCGCTCGGCCTCTTCCCTCATGCCTTCAGTGGGCATAAGGTCTACCTCTTCGCCGTTAATATTCGCCATCTGTTTCAGCCTCCTCCTCGCCTTCCTCATCATCCATTGGCGGGTCAGTCTCCTCAAATGCTGGCATCGCACCCATCATGGATGTTGCCTGTGAACCGCCGCCGCCGTTCACTTCGCTTGGGTCAGTGTCAGTAATAATGTTCATCTCATCAAGCATTGCAAGCTCAGCCTGGCGTGCGATTAATACATCATCCAAATCGCCGCCTTGTTCTGTTACCACTTGGCGTAATGTTTTGAATCCACACCTAACCGCGTCTTTATATGCACTAACTTCTTTTTGTGGGTCCACCCATTCCCAACTCCTCGGCACCCATTTGCTGGCGGCATAACGCGCGGGATTTGTTTCATAAGCCGGTAGGTTTAGCTCACCACTTAACACTGCCATCTCAAGCCATTTATCAAATACTTGCTGATGGAAATTTTCTATAAAGTAGCGCTGCAATACTCGGTAAGTATCACGCTCTTCAAGCAAGCTAAGCCTGCTACTGCTGTAATTAGATTCAGAAAAGTTTTTGCTAATGCTTTCAAAGCTAACGCCAACGCCAGCCGCTACAGCACGCAGCATTGACCGGGTGAACGGTTCTAGTTGCCCGTCAGGTGCGTTAAGGTCTGGCACGTTGACAGATTCGCCTGGCTGCAAATACTTAAATACACCTGGGGTAAATTCACTTACGCGTTCATTATCATAAACTTCATCACCCATCAGCTCGCCTTCGGGGCTTGATATAAAGCCCATCAATGCGCTGCTAGCTCTTGCCCGTACAACCTCAGCTTCCTCGTACCCTTGCAACATGTGCATACGCATTAACGCAGATGCAAACCACGTAACGCCACGGGTTTGGCCTGGGCGTTCTGGCAAAAACAAATGAATTATTTCTTCTGCTGGTATGCGTATCTTCCGGCCATTAGTGCGAGTATTGCCGGCATAGGTATCGCCTGGGTGGTTTGCGTAGAAGTGATACGCTTGCGGCCTTAGGTAACTATTAACTTCAATACCCATCCGCACAATATTTCCTTCTGCCGGTTGTGGTACTTCATCATCAACCAGATAATCAGATTCCAGCACCTGCAATGCAAATGGGATCTTGCTATCGCCAAATGGCTGACGAATCATCCTAATAAATACCTCTCCACTTTCAGCAAGGCTTCTGCATATCAAACGCTCAAGGTCATGGAACCCTAAAATGCCGCTTACATCACAGCGGTTTTTATTGCTCCAATATTCCCATGCCTCATGAATCTGTCCGTTAATTGTTTGGTCTAGTTTGCCGCCGCGTTGCATCCTTACTTGGCCTTGATGCTTGATGCCGTGGCCGATAACGTTGTTTTGTATTACGCGCAATGCTTGCCTTGCATAATCATTATCGCGGCACAACTGCCTAGCGCGATTGCGTAATGCCTTGAAGCTAGATTTTATTTCACTATCAGCGCTGGTTCCGCTGGTAATCCAATCTGCTGTAAGCCTGCTCATCCTTGCGCCTTGATATGCGCGCTGCTGCGGTTTACCTATCGGTTGCAATCCAAACTTTTTAAATAGCTCTGTGCGTAATCCCATTAGAACCTCACGAATAAATTGTGGGGATTACCCAAGCCATTAGCAATAAGCTGCGCCTTTTGCTCGCGTTTTACTTCGGCTTTCAATCTGCTTTCACGTTCCATAAGTTCGCTAAGGTCCAGCTTAGTAAATGCTCGGTTGCCGATACTATATTGCTTAGCACCGCCAGCGACAATAGCCCGTATCGCCGTTTGTACTGCTGTTAGGTCGGTTTCTGCTTGCGTCCGGCCATCAAGAGCGCCTGGGCTACCGGTATAACTCAGCGCCTTCAACACCTCAAGCTGGCCTGCGCCTAGCGTTACCTTCTCGGTGCTATAAGTCGCAACCGCTTGCCAGTACCAATCGCCTGCATCAAAGCCAGCGCTGGTAGCAGCAGATATTGTAAACTCCCATCCTGTGCCGTAAGCAGTGCCAACAACCGTGGCGCCTTCGCTTGCAGTATTAGTGCGCAAGAAATAAGTCAGCGTCCATGTGTCGCTGCTAATGGTGTTGCCTAAATTATCAACGCCAGCATCATCCCGCCACTTAATAGTGTCGCCTGCCCTGATTTGTGCTGGGATTTTCACGGCTTACCAGTTGTTAGTAAAGGCAGATGCAGGTGCTTCCTTCTTAGATCTTAGCGGCGCCGGCCTGCCTTGTTTCAATAGCTGGTCCCACATCGTCGCGCGGTTATAGCGGCGGTAGCAAAGCTGTAATGCCGCATAAGCATACACTGCACAATCCAGCGCTTCGTTTCGCTCGCTTGCTTTCTTGACCCATTCCCGAACCGGAAACCCTTTCACGTATCTTAACGATTGCTTCTCTGCTGTTAACTGCCGGTAATACTCCTCATCTGCTGCTAATCCAAAATGTAATTTAGATTCTTCATGCTTAAGTCTGCCAAATAAAGTTGTTTTGATAGTATCGCTGCCAACAATAAACAACGCAACGCCACGTTTTATTATTCTTCCCTTCCAGTTCACATCGACCTTTGAGCCCTTACCAACGGCTGGGCCGTTGCGTTTGCTGCTGCCTTTAATTACTACTGCGCCTTGGCGTGCCCGTTCGCGTGCATAATTATATGATTCATGCGTGCAGTGGCCGCCAGAGTCGATTGCCATCTGGCTGATTTTTAATTCACTGCCGCTAGCTTTTGCCCAGCCAGTATCAAGCACATGGTCAAGCTGGCCCCATACTTCCGGCTGCGTAGGGTCGCCGAATAATTCTTGATGCCATATCAGCCACCCTTCCTCCTCGCGGCCCCATCCCCAGACGCTGACCGCTAAGCGGTTGTCTTGCACGTCAACGCCAGACGTTAGCAGCAGCACGCCATCAGGGCATACGCCAGGCTCGTAATCCTCGCGCTTAGCAAATAACCCATCAGCACTAACCTTGCTTGCGTAGTCTTCCTCCCACGTCTCAGCCAGCCTTGTATTGACAAAGCTCTTAAGCATTGGCGCATCACTCTTAGCGCGTAAGAAATCATCAACCAATTGCTCCCAGCTAAGCCACCCAAGTGGGCTATACAAACCGCTCAGATGGAAGCCCGCAGTTTTGCCATTGCTAGGTGCCGTTGCACGCCATTCACCAGCCAGCAGCATCTGTGGTTTATGGCGCTCCTCAATCTTGCTGCCGCATTTCTCGCATTCATACCTTGCTGTCTCTGGTTTCAAATCATCCCACTTCAACCGTGACCATTGCAGCCATTGCATCTCGCCGCAATCTGGACACGGCACATAATATCTACGCTGGTCAC